AGCAGGCTCACCTTCACCTTTGAATATGATTTCTTGTGCATCTGGAGTCATTGGCTCTAACACACCACTCAAAGGAGGTTGTCCTACTATTTCTTCAATGTTGTCGGGTGTGACATTGATGCCCAGGCTTTGTGCCAGGCTAATAAATGCATCACGTGAGATTTGCTTTTGTGCACCTTCGTCGTCGGCACGTCCAGCAAGACAATTAACCAGCCCTAACAGTTCGTCGGGGCTGGGGGTTGAGGATTCCGTTATGAATTCACGGAATCGCATTATCTACGTGCTCGTCCCAGTCCAGCGCCGCCTGCGGCTGCTTCTGGTTCTGCAGGCATTTCAGGAGGCATTTCGCCGCCCATGTCTGGAGCAGGAGCAGCCATACCGGCAGCTGGATCAACTGCACCAGGTGCTGGAGCACTGGCCATACCAGCGTCAGGAGCAGGTGCTTGACCTGTTACTACACCCAGGGCTTGGTCTAAGGCAGCTTTGGCACCTTGTAAGTTTTGTACCAGGCCAGCAAGAGCGGCTGTGGCATCTGTGTTGAATTGTGTGGCTTGATCAATGCCCACTTGGTTCTTGATAGAGTCAACTAGAGCTGGCAATTCTTTGAACTGCAACTCAGTAACATCTTCCAACATGCCTTGCATCTTGTCAACCATGTCTTGTGCAGCCAACACCACTTGAGCCTGTTGAACTTCTGATTCATTCAAGCGAGTCATCACACGACGCAATCGGCTTTCAGCCTGCATCATGGCAGCGCCGGCCACTAGCTTTTGCTCTTCAGGATTCAATGTTTGACCAGCGGTGCTCTTTTTCAAGGCAGCGGCCAACTTGGGATCTTTCACTTGCACAGTGTTTGGTTGTGCAGGTTTAGCACCTGGGGCTACAGGAGCAACAGGAATAGCTTCTTCGGCCATGCGTGTGGTCAAGGCCTGTTCCATCATTACCAATTTAAGGTAACCAGGATTTTGTTGGCTTTGATATCTGGCAGACCCTGAACGGTGTTCACGGAGCAAACCTTGCACACGCTGTAACAGGTGTTGAGTCTGACGCGATGTTAAGCGGTCAAACTCAATATTAGAGCCAAAGTAACTTTCGAAAACTTTAGCGATTTGTTTTGTTGGCGACGGTGCGGCCAGTTCTTGCAGTTTCATTTGAGAATCCTCTAATTTGCATATATTTAGCCGAAATTAAACATTTCTCTAATTCGGCATCCACGGCTGACAGACGATCTATCTTGCTTTGAATTTTGGTGGAAACACATTCGTAGAAATCTTCGCGATTGCTACGATTGGCCAGGGCTTGTCGGCAGTGTATATCCGCCGCTAGGCTATGTTTTTTGGTATCTAGTGTGAGAATGTATCGTGCTAGATTATTTTGGTTGTGCTGATCAGCAATGCACCAACTGATAGCACTTTTTTTGCTGCCAAATGTTACGGGATCTTGATTTTTAATATTAACTATAAACTTGTAGTCTGTGGGTATAATATTGTATTTTCCAAAAGCCATGATGCCGCCGCGGCCATCATCCACAATCAATTTATCAGTTAGATTGAGTAGTTCTTTTGCGGCAAAGTCTTCTAGCTTGTTTTGTTTGTTCATTTAAATACATACGTTGTGACTAGCCATCCAACAGTGGCCAACAGCATGCCAATGATACCTGATCCCCAGGTGACCAGTTGATCATTACGTTTGGCTGCCATTATTTGCACCATATCGTGTACTTCATTTATAGTGGTTTTTAAACTGTCAACATTAGATTCGAGGGTCTCTAATTTAAGTTCAAGTAACTTATATCGCTCGGCACACAATTCAACATGTGCTTCAAGACTCTTTTTCTCAATATCAGTTGTGTCCATTATAGGCTCCCATCATTTATTTATGGGTTCAAACCAAATGTTCTGATCAGCACCAGTGGTTACCAAGGTGTGTTGAGTTGTGAGCTTTTCAGTTAATCCAGTGAGCATGGGCACACCAGCACACTCTGCAACTAATCCTGACAGGTCAGTGTTGTATACTTCGCCGTGCTCTACAGAGAATTCAAAACACCATTCTCCTGACGCACTGGCCACAGGCTCTACATCAAATACCTGTGTGCGCAAGCTGATCAACTGATTCAGTGTTTCCCAGTTGCGCTGTTGATTCCTGGCAAACATCCAGGCATGCTGATTTGTAATGGTGTTGCCAGCACCATCCTGGAACGGCACTTGGCTGGGTCTATAGTGTCCTGTGACACCTGTGGCCGAGCAATCAAAAAGAGTTCTACACAGTATTCGCATTATACGAGTATTTAACGGCCAACAAAAAACCCAGGATATTTCTAACCTGGGTCGGTTGCTTAATCAGCAAGTGATTAGGTCGATAGCTTGAAGCCAACGCTTGTGCAACTGTCCAACTGATAACCTGTGAAGGTGATGTTGGCAGCACTCAAGAAACCAGCGGCTTGTGTGCTGGCATTGCCGAAAGCGCCTGTTGGGTATGTAGCAAAGCTCAATACTGTACCATCAACTTGGTACATTGCGATTGTAGAAGTTTGTTGGATAGCGTTGATAACGTTAGCAACATACTCTTGAACACCTTGTTGTGACACAACAGTAGTGTTGGCAACAGCACGGAAGAAGTCCAGCTTAGGACCAGCAGGTTGAACTGGTGTAGCGGCAGTAGAAGCGGATGGAGAAACAGGACCGTTTTGTACGTCTAGTGCAAATACCGGTTGTGCATCACCATTTACGGGGGTAATATAAGCCATTTTAATTTTCCTTTAAGTTTGTGGGTACGTTGACCCTACACTTATTTACCAAAGTGACTGAAATCTTGTCTGTTATGGTATAAATTGCCTACTTCTAAATCAGTATCGATCAGTGTTTGTAGTGCTGTATTTAGCTGGTCTAGATTAGTTAGACAAGGCATTACCTGATAGTTTGAAGGTAAAACTCCAAGATCTTCCGACTTGAGCTCTAGATCAATTTGAGCCTTGACATTATACAATTGCTGATTGGTAGTTAATATAGAAATTGCGGCTTTTTTTAATTCTACTGTGTCCACGGGTGTTTCTACATCAAGCAAATGCTCAGGTAGTGGTAGATGGGTGTTCATGGGTTTTTTAACACAATGCCATCGATCATTGACGGAGGCAATGTAAAAACTGATAATTTGAGCTACAACATCCTGGCGGTGTAGTCGTATCGAAGTACATTGATCTATTAGAGGTTGTAGAAATTGTCGAATTTCAGGTGTGTATTGTTGGGGGCTACACATGACCTTAACAACAAAGTTGCCTGATTGCTTGCTAACAAAATTTACAAATGACATTGTCCGTCTGACATTTATAAAGGCTTCGTCAAAATTTGTCAAGCCCTTTTGTTGTGCAATCCAGTCACACAGAGCTGTGCTTCGTGTTCTAAAAGACGAAAAGACAATGACAGATTTATTGTCTGGCAAATCAATATTGATCATTAACCTGGATTATTACGTTGTCGATTCTGAGCGGCAAAAGCATTGGGATCAAATCGATTCACAGCCTTGGCATAGCCTGCAGGTGTGGCCATGACCCAGCCTTCTTGGCCAGGATGCTCCTGATCTGCTTGCTTTAGAATATCCATCTTTAGATCATGCAACAACAAGAACGCAGTAAAGGCAGCGGCCAGTGCAGGTGTGTTTGAAGTGGGGCTTTCTAGGTACTCAACAATGTTACGGAACTTGCTAGGAGTCACCTTGCTTTGTAACCACTCACCAAACTCAGGCAACAGTGTAACAGGGTTCAAGGGAGCACCAACCTTGGTGTTGATATAATCCACGCACAGTTTGGCAAGGTCAGTGATCTTGTGTGCTCGCAGTTCAGCAGGATTAAACAGTGTGCTAATGGCAGCACCATCTGTGCGAATCAACTGCTTGAGTTGTTTGACTTTGGCAGGTTCTGCTGTCAGTGCCCGGGGTGTTGCAGGACGCTCTAGCATCAAGCCCGGAACTTCATTGAACTTTACACCGCTCAAGGGCTGACGTGCATCACCCACATCAGAGTACATGCTATGCACAGCAATACCAATGTCACTGTTGGATATGCGTTGTCCCAAGTTACTTCGGGCTGGAATTTTGTACTCAACAGTGTTGGGACGGAACACATAGTTACCTGCAATTTCTGGAGGTGTTGACATGTACAACAAGTCGCCTTTGACATAGCCTCGGAAGTTGGCGGGCAAACTAGCTTCTAGCACAGGGAATAACTGTGCATACAAGTTGATCAATTCGTCACGGTTGCCTGATCGTGTGCGTTGAATTTGTGCCATCATTTCAGGACTGGTGGCAAGACCATCGTAGCCCTTGGCTTCAAATCCTGAACCGTCTGTGAGCACAAACTCGCCTGTGGAGGGTTTTCGGCCCCAGATCACAGCAGGTTTGCCGTCCCACTTGGCTGTGGTTGTTCGGGGATTTTCAGTAGCATGTTGTACAATTTCCAGTGCGTCTTGAATGCCTTGTGTGCCACGACGGAACACAAGATCTTCCAGGTGTTCAATGCCCTTGGCTCGGCCACCCACACCGGGCTCTTCTGCTTCTACTAGAGCAACATAGCCTTTGTTCACAATACGATCACGCAAGCGGCCCAGGAAGCCCACATCATCTTCAGACACTGACAGTTGAGGTTCTTTTAATCCTTCACGTGCTAGATATTCACGGAAGTCTTTTAGCTTGGCATCTTTATTGGGATCATTACTCAATGCGGTGTAGATGCTTTCTACATTCCGTAGGTTTTCTTTTGCAAATGCA